TAGTCTCATCTGCCTCATCTGCTATCTCTAGAGCCTCTTCTGCCAGTTTCTCAGCCTTTAGCTTACGAGCAGCAAGTACCGCATCCCTTCTCTCATCCGTATGGTTTATCCAGAAACTAAGCATAGGTCTAGAACACTCTATAAACTCAGCCAATCGTCCTATGGTCATTCCCTGAGCTATGTGTGCGGTAACGAACTCTATTCCCCCAAGTGTCTCAATCTTCTTCTCTAACGCTCTTCTCATCGGAAAGCCAGCCATATTTTCTCCTTATTCAACAATATTAGGTAAAGGTGTCTCATTATTAATCTTAAACACAGGCATCCCATCGGGAAACAAAGCAGCCATTGCATAAGCATTCTTTATCTTCTCTTCTATCGACATCCCATAGAAGTGAACAATAAACTCCCCAATCTGCCACCTCTTCATACTCTGATTCATTACTTCAGCCTCAACTATCCGTATAGCCTTATCAGCCCAATCTAGCTCTTGCTTCATATTCCAAATATGTTGCTGAGTCCTCCAAACATACTGCTTCCAAATATCATAGTCCTCAATCATCTGGTCTATCACCCTCAATGTCTCAGGACGATTAACCCACAGCATCACATCATTGTTAACAGGCCACCAACCAGTTCTCTCCCTCGCTATAACAACACAGTCCCCATCAACCAGAATATCCTCAACCTTTATCTTCCAGTTGGTAAACATCACATCAGCACCCACTGTCATCAGTACATCCACTTGGGTTAACTGCTCCCTCATCTCCCTCATACTGTCCAATACCACCTCATTGAACCGAGAGTAATCAAAGTAACAACTCACCCACTCATATCCATGCTTCTGAGCATACCCAATCTGATTCTGTGACGTTATCTGTGATAACTCTTTAATCTTCTCAGAGGTGTTCGTGTAGATTCGTATCTTCATTTCGTGTCCACAAAATCATACTATAACAAAAATTTTTTATGGACGGTCTTCTTTTTTGGGGGGAGGGGTAGGGGGGTCTATCTTTTTAATGGTATGGCGATGTGTGTTTATGTCCCCTGCCACAGCACCCCCTCACTTTTACACATGGGGGGGGTAAACCCTACCCTTACGTACTAACCCTTAAGGGTAAACCCCTAGGTAGAAACCCTAATAGGGTAAACCATACTGTATGTCGGTCCAGTACTGTACGGATACCCAGCTCCTGGGGTAAACCCTGATAGGGAAAACCCTTGGTCCAAAGGTTATGCATTTTTTGCATAGTTTGTCTCATGAGCGCAAAGGGTGAGAGTAGAGGGATGTGTAAAAGGTTTCTCTATGTTTCTTTTACTAGGTTAATCAATAACCCTTTAGCCTTTACGTACCCTATGTAATCCCTTGTTATATCCCTTACATAAAGAGAAGCCTCTGTGATGGGTTATCCCTTTATTCTTTTTATTAATTGTGGCTACAAAATCAAATAGATTATTAGGGTTTGTACGTAAGGGTTTTTAGTTTGCAAATTCTTTGTGTCCTACAAAAAAAGCTTGAAAAGATGGTTAGGATCTTGATGTGTCTAATCTTGGACACTACTCAAAAGGCGTACATATGAAATCAATCATCCTTCAATCAATCTTTGCCATCATCCTCCTAGGTGCAGCACTCTGTTTAATGCTTGCATACTTTGATGTTTTGGTTAAGTAAACTCTCTTTTTCTTTTCTTTTTAATAGGCGTACACACAATGAACTACACAATCAAAAACCTTAAGACATGGAACACATGGGACGGAGGCGGTTACTCATGCACTCTTTACTGTGATGGCGAGAAGATCGCCCTTGTAATGAATGAAGGCGTAGGAGGTGAAACCCAAATAATGTCTTTAGATGTTAATGCTCCCCCAGTAAAAATTGACGGATACAGAATTTCTGTAACCCCCAGTTATGCAAAGCTTGTCGCATTCTGCAAAACCCTTCCCAAATGGGATTGCTTGGGTGAAATGCATCACATGGATCCCCCCCTTTACATTGAAGAGTTAATCAGTGAAACCAATTTTCAAAAGAAGGTAGCGAATGCAAAGAAGAGAGGCACACCATTTAAAGTAGAAGGAGATGATAAATATACATTCAGTGTATTAAACACATTAGATCAAAAGGTAGTTTTAAACTATCTTGAAAAGAATCACCCCAACAAATATCAATTAATTTAAAAGGCGTACATCATGATTAAATCAAAAGCAAAAGATAAAAGACATCCAAAGATTATCAATGAATGGATGGTATACGAAGGCATTAATCAAATTGATGATGTCTTTGGCGTATTAATTGCACTCAGGGCATATATTAAAAGCGAAGAGTTTAATAAATATCACGCAGAAAAGATTGTCTCCTCTGTTGTGGCTTTGCTTTGTAATAGTACAGAGATTATAGAGAAATGGATGGAAATAGAAGAGGAGCAAACAAAATGAGAATCACAGATAAAGCCAAAGCTTTGGCGTATCACACATCAGGCGCATATTCTTATGATGCCTATAAAAACTGGGATGCGGTTATTCAAATGTGTTTAGATCTTGGATATTCTGAAATGGAGACTGAGGCTATCGTTAGATCTAAATGGACAAGATGGGCTTGTGATAGTGATACCAATAGAGGCGGTAGATATGGATATCACACATCTAATGCCCTTAAAAGGTTTTTAGTAGGAACACCAAAAAAGGAGGTTAATGATCTAGTTTTTGAGACTTTTGGCTTTACTGAATAATCAATCAACATTTAAAAGGCGTGAATATGTTTAACCCTTACAGATCAATCATGAAAAAAGATGGGCTTATCTATAAAAAGCTTTTAGGAACCGCATCAACGAAGACAATTAAAGGGGAAAAGATGGGCTTTTTAACCGCTATCCTCTACCTTACCCCTAATGACGATCTATGCCCCCTTGCAAAGCTTGCAGGATGCATGGAAGGATGCCTCTACACATCAGGGAGAGGCGCATTTAATAGCGTGCAGCAGGCGAGAAAATCAAAAACTGAGTTTTGGTACACACAACAAAAAAGCTTTTTGTTTTCTCTTTGTGCAGATATTTGGACATTGAGAGAAAAGGCACAAAAGAATAATCAGAAATTATTGGTGCGATTAAATGGCACCAGCGATATTGCTTGGGAAAATTTTGAGATTATTCCAAATAGGACAATTTTTAGTTTATTTAATAGTGTCCAATTTTATGATTACACAAAACATCCATCTAGAAACCTAGAGGGTAAAACATCAGGAAACTATGATTTAACCTATTCATTCTCTAGCATTACCCCAAAGCCAATATCAATAAAAGGTTTAACTAATAAAGATAATTCTAGAGTAGCGGTAGTTTTCCAAAGAAAAGAAGATATACCCTCAAGCTTTAGATCTTGGGAGGTTATTGATGGGGATGATACTGATGTAAGACACATTGAGCCAAAAAATGTAGTTGTGGCTTTATATGCCAAAGGCAAAGCAAAAAAAGATCAATCGGGTTTTGTTCAAATTAAAGGGGTTCATTATGAATAAAGTATTTGTATTAACTGAAGAGGGTGATATTGTTGCGGTTTTCTCTTCTAAAGAATTAGCCCTTCAATGCGCTAAAGAAAATGAAATAAGAAATTTCAGTATTCAAGAATTTAATGTGAGGGTTAAATAATGAATAAGATTAAATACTTGAGAGATTATCTTGCAGATCTATATTTAGACTGGGTTAATAACTTTTTAACTATTGAGAGATTTGCAGAATATTATGGTTTAGATGAGGATGATGCTAGAGAATTATTAGTATTATCTAAAAAATGCCATGAACAAAGAGTAGATTTTATTAAAGATATGGAAGAGGCGTAATCATGCACGATATTGAAAAACAACTTGAGATTATTTGGGAAGCTTTGCATTCTTATAGAGAAGATTGTATTTCTGAGGGAGATGAATTTAATGATTCAATTTGGGAAGATATTTGTTTAGCAATGGCCGTTATTCGTGAAGACTTGGGTTTATGTGATGAGGTGAACAAATGAAGGGGGCTATTGGGGTTTTATTATTGGATGCCTCCGATATGTATGAGGTAATAGATGAGGGTGATTGTGTATATTGGGTTCAATCTTTGGATGATCCTGATTCAAAACCTCTCTGTATTTCACCCTCTCAGTTTTGGCAATTATTGCCCTCTCTCTGATTAGGTGATCCAAGAAAAGGGGCTAAAAACCTCTTTTTTTGGGTTTCTTAAGTAAGTAAGCACTCACATCCTGGGATCTTGGATTTGAGGCATTTTTTATAGTTGATGCATACCTACCATTGGGAAACGAAAAAGTAAGCCAAAAAAGCCCTTAAAATCGATTTTAGGCACAATCTGGGCCATGACTCACGCACCAGTTTTTGCTGCTAAGTGAGTGAGTGCCAACTAACATCGATGATGTAAGTGAGTGCTAACTAACAAAAAACTAAGGGTAAACCCTAAAAATGTGGGTTTTATAAAAAAGTGGCATTTACTTTTTAGAAAGTCAATTTAACCAATTTTTGAAAGTTCAAAGTTTTTGAAACTTTTGGAATTAGAAAGGACTTCCATTTTCAGACCTGGCAGACAAAAGTCTCATTATTGTGACGTTGAGGGCATCAACCTGATCCATTTTTTTGATGTGCCATATACGTCTTTGACCATGCCATCCAAGGGTTGGATTTGTGTGGCAATCTTTGCATAGGGCTATGCAGGTGTACTGAAGTCCTTGCTTGTAATGATGGGCTTCTGATGGTCCTGATGCGTCACATACTGAACAGGGAAGAGATTTGACCAGTGCCAGGTGCAATCTTTCCTTTGCGTTCAGCTTGTTGTTCATTGGGTTGCCCTGATTTCCATTCTGGCTGAGTACTGGTTGGTTCTCCAGACTTCGATCCTTGCTTGAGCAGCAGTCATTAGCCAACGATACTTCTCTTCTTTCTCTACGGCAGCTCTTATTCCTTCTAAAACTTCAATGTAATCAGCATGGGCATAGGCAAAGGTTTCTTGTTTACCCAAAACTTCCGTCCCTGCCTGGCTCATCAGGTGAGCCTTCTTTGACTTGCGGAACTCCTCCAAGTACAGGCGCTCTGACTTCGCTTGGGCGTACAAGGGTGCGGTGTCGATCAAATACTGAATTGCTTTGTCGGGGCTGCTCTCCATGAATTAATCTCCAATGCTTCTCAGCTAAACGTCTTATTCCCTCGGACAAGGAACCATTTCCTGCCAAGGTCAATGCTTGCTCATGGATAGGCGCTACCCTTGCTCGGATAGTCCTACTCTCTTCGCTGATCTTCTTGCGACCAGCGCCTTTTCTTGAGCCGCCACGTTGTTTCATGGCTTGAATTATATGCTACACAATCAATTTAGTCGTACCAAAATCTCAGTAAAACAAGCACTCCAGACCAGAATGCTGCCAATCCCACAAGAATTAGTTGCCAAGCTTTTGTCATACATCCTCTGTTTTGTAGTTTAACTTGTGGCTCTGGAACCTCATGGCTCCCTCCATCTCCAACTCTTTAAACTGCTCATCAGAGATTAGACCAACAACATTGCGTCCCTCAAACCAGATTTCTCGGATAGATTCGTTGTAGGTTGTCTCGCCATCAAACTCATATTCGTAAACAACTGTCACTACCTCACTACCTGCTCCTGTAGTGGTATCAAATTCCCAAGTGCTTTGCATAATTAACTCCTGTTTAAAAGCTTTATTTTCTATATTTTTACGTTGTTTACCATAGGGATTTACCCTAATGTTGCAATCATTCTTAATGCGGCTTCTGGATTGTCAATCCTTGCCAATGTGCCACCAGACCAATTCTCAAAAAAGTCTGTTTGCAGCTTAGTAAATCGTTTTTTAGAGTTTGTTTTGATCTCAACCAGAAAAGTGTGACCCTTGTATCCCACCACTAAATCCACTGGTAAGCCAATAATCCAGACATAAGCACCTGCGGCTCGTAAGGCGCTCACAATCTGTTCTTGATTAGCATCAACTCTGGCTGCTCTTCTCATTTCAAAAGTCCCCATGCAGTTGCGGCACAGAGAGGGACTTGTCCATTGCCAATGGCTTTAAGTCTGTCCACCCTAGCGTCCACCCCATGAGCCACTCTACCCAAGTCGGGTTCAACTGACCACCAGGTACTGTCGGAGCCGTAAATGTTTTGCTCTTCGTTGCGCCCCTCTCGGCAGCGTAATCCAATCTGTCTCTCAGTTGCCCCGTCTGTCCTGCTCCCTTGTAGTCCGTTGCACAAGGTGTTGGGAAGTTCTCCCTCTCCAATTGCGCTACCGCAGTCACTAATGTCACTTGTGCCTTCTTGGTTCTGAGGTGTTCCTCTGAGCGAGGACCCCTCTTGCCATCCCAAGCATTGGGAGTCGGGAACATTATCTTTGGTGGTGGGTAAACTACCTGCTCCCTTAAGGTTGAGTGAGTTGTCCTGCCCTTCCTGTTGTTCTGATACTGGCGCTCCAAGGCTTCTGGATTTCTTGCGGGTAGTCCATCCATTACTGTTGGAGTGAGCCACAATCCAGATTCTGTCCCTTTGGTGGTTTGCACCAACGTCTTTTGCTCCCACAATTCCCCATTTCGCATCAAACCCCATTGAGGA